TTAATTTTGCTGCAACAAAAGTAGCTAATAATGGTGATGGAACATATACACGTTATTATTTTGATTATAATGGCGAAAGATTAGGAGAAAGAATTGTAGGGCCTGGCATAGAAGGTGAAGCGAAACTTTACACACCAGACACTGGTTATTCTACTTTTGTGGATAGTGCGACTAATTCGATGTATCCGGGCAGACGCTCTGCTCCACGAATACACGCAGATCCAGAACGGTTGGTAAATCTTCAAGAAGTATATGAGCTAGGCATACCACCACATGCAGAGCCATATAAAGCGGACATGTCAAGTGAAAGCATTCGTCCCGTACGAACACTAGAGCCAACACCGCCATTACCGCCAACAAGTACTACAGGAACTGGAACTTTATCTCTTGCTGATACTATTACAGATAATATTTCTACCGCTACGGGCGGAGGTTTAGGTGGTTCACCTGTTGTTGAAAAAGATAGTGTAAATGTAACAGAAACCGTTTCACCAACCACATTTGATACTGGTAATATGGTTACGGATATGGGTGATGCAGCTGCTATGTTAAGAAGTCCATTTACAAATCAAGCTAACAGAACTGCCGCACAAGATTACATAAGCGGTATAGTTAGCAATATAAGAATGCCATTTTAAGGAGACAATGATGAAAAATATGATGATCGTTTTTGTTGTAAGTATGTTTTGCATTTCCTGTTCTTCAAGTAATATTTCTGTAACAGCAAATATTCCTGAAACACAAGAAGTAGATATTCATATTAAGACAAAAGACAAACAAACAAATTAGGAGAGTATGATGGAATTATTAAAAGTAGTGAAAGATTTTATTCTTTCTATTCCTTCCAGAGTTGATATCACTTCACCTGTTACATGGGCTGGTATTGGTATCGGAGTTATTGGTTTGTTAATGGTAATCTTAGGCAATGTTGCTTTAGGTTTATTAACAATAATAGCTGGAAGTTTAGCATTATTTATAATCGAAAAAAATAAATCTAACTAGAGTTAATTATGCTATCACTTTTCGGCAGTTTGCTCGGCTTCGGAACTTCTTTTCTCCCCACGCTCTTAGGATTCTTCGAGCAAGGGCAGAAAAATAAGCACGAGTTAAGGCTTCTCGATGCGAAGGCCAAGCACGCAGAAGTTCTCAGTAAGTTAAAAATTGATGAATTAGATGCACAAGCTGATGTATCGGAATCCGAAAATCTTTATAAACATGCAGCGGAAATAGCACGAAGTAATAAATCTTCTTTTATTTCTGCTTTACAGGCGTCCGTTCGTCCTGTAGTAACATACTTCTTCTTTATTTTATTTGCGACAATTAAAGGATTGGCTGTCTATGTCGCGGTTCAAGAAGGAGAAGATGTATCTCAAGCTATATTAAGTAGCTGGGACGAGGAGACAAAAATTTTATTTTCAACCGTCATTTCATTTTGGTTTGGCCAACGTGGAATGCGCAAAATTAGAGAGGCAATGAATGGCAAAAGCTAAAACAAAAAAAACTACGAAAAAAGCACCAGCGAGAAAAAGAGCTAGGACATCTAAAGGCAGATTTATTGGTGATGATCCATCTACTCCTGGTAATGAAGCTTATGTATCCGAGAAACAACCTTTTAATAATAAATGGTTAGTTCCTATTTTAGTAATCGGATTAGTAGTAGCAGTATTCGTAATACAAGGTTAACGGAGTGATGTCTCAACCCGATTGGGGCAAACTAGCGGAGGGGCTTTCTGGCGAGGAAGCTCGCCGCGCTCTGAAACTTAAAAAGAAACTTAATCAGTTAGAAGACAGAAGGGAAAAGCAAGATACCTTTATTCCTTTTGTTAAACATATGTGGCCTGATTTTATTGAAGGCGAACATCATAAAGTTTTTGCTAAACAGTTAGAAAAAGTTTCTCAAGGTAAATCCAAAAGACTTATTGTAAATATGCCACCCCGACACACGAAATCAGAATTTGCTAGTGTGTATTTCCCGGCATGGATGATGGGACGCAATCCTAAATTAAAGATTATTCAAGCGACACATACAACGGAACTTGCCACAGGCTTTGGTCGTAAATGTAAAGCCCTAGTGCATAGTCCCCAATTTCGTGAAGTTTTTCCTGAAGTAAAAATATCTCCAGAGAGTCAAGCAGCTGGTCGATGGAATACCGTAGACGGCGGAGAGTATTTCGCTGCGGGTGTTGGAGCCGCGATCACGGGACGGGGCGCGGACTTGCTTGTTATTGATGATCCGCATTCTGAGCAAGACGCATTAAGTTCGACTTCGTTTGAAGCATGTTATGAATGGTATACTTCTGGTCCACGACAAAGACTACAACCCGGAGGATCCATTGTTATCGTTATGACGCGCTGGTCAACAAAAGATTTGACAGCTGAAGTATTAAAAATGCAGTCACGCAAAGGAGCAGATCAATGGGAAGTTATAGAGTTCCCGGCTATCTTTGAAGACGATAAAGTTCTTTGGCCCGGATTTTGGACGCGTGATGAATTAGAAGGTGTTAAAGCTTCATTACCAGTATCCAAGTGGACAGCACAGTGGTTACAACAACCAACAAGTGAAGAGGCATCTATCTTAAAAAGAGAATGGTGGAAAGTTTGGGAAAAAGAAGATCCTCCTCATTGTGAATATATTATTCAATCTTATGATACTGCATTTCTAAAATCTGAGCGTGCTGATTACAGTGCAATTACGACATGGGGTGTTTTTTATCCTACAGAAGATGATGGTCCTAATATAATATTATTAAACAGTGAGAAAGGACGATGGGAATTTCCTACATTAAAACGCAAAGCGCATGAGCATTATATTGACTATGATCCTGATATGGTGTTAATTGAAGCTAAGGCGTCTGGTTTGCCTTTAACACAAGAGCTAAGGAATATGGGAATACCCGTTGTTAACTTTACTCCAGGTGGTAGAAGATCAGGACAAGACAAAGTTGCAAGGGCAAATGCCTCTGCTCCCATGTTTGAGTCTGGTCTTGTTTGGCATCCAGATACAGACTGGGCTGATGAATTAGTCGAGGAATGTGCATCTTTTCCGAATGGTGATCATGATGACTTGGTAGATTCAACAACTCAGGCTATATTACGCTTTAGAGAAGGAGGTTTTGTTCGTTATCCGGAAGATGAAATGGATGAGGAATCACCTCCATCACAACGCATTTATTATTAAGTAAAGGAGTATAAAATGCCAAGAGTCGGAAAAAAACATTTTTCTTATGATGAAGAAGGATACGAAAAAGCAAGAGCTGAAGCAGACAAAACTGGTAAGCCAATGATTACGGGTTATGCTGGTGGTGGTTCTGTTGAAGATCTTTTGGACGAAGGTTCAAGATTAGTATCTGATGCTGACAGAAGAAGAATCGCTAGAGAAT